AGATAGGCGCGGTGTGTCAATCGAGTACAACAACGGCGGCGGACAGTGTGGAATTAAGAAAAATGAGTCCATCGAAGTGATGAATAAGACGAATGCTCAAATGCTTAAGATACTGGACAGTCTAAAGATACGCCCATCGACGGGATACGTTGAAGACGAAACTCTCTGATATACCGGAGATAAGCAACTATCTTCTTATCGTCGAAAAGAGAAAGGTGGCAGTCTGCAGGGAGCAGGTTGCGCTCGCGGAGCATATAAGACATTGCTTTGCGACTGAGAAGATACACGTTGACATGGAGCAGCTTTGCGGATACATGGGGCTCGAAAAATATACCTCTTTTGAGCTGTTTGAGTGGGAGAAGTTTCTCGTAGCTCTGCACCTCTGTACATACTGGGATGACACAGGGCTACCACGGTGGCCTGATTTATTTTGTGAAATAGGTCGAGGCGGTGGCAAGGACGGCATGATTGCATTCGAAAGCTTTTGCGTCACAAGTCCATATAACCCTATACGCGAGTATGATGTTGATATATGCGGTAATGTTGAAGAACAGGGAATGAGACCGCTGACGGACTTAATTAACTGGCTCGAAAACCCTGAGTACAGGCGCAAGCTGGAACGTTTTTACAACTGGACGAAAGAGCGTGTCGTCGGTGCCAGAAATAAGTCAACAGTAAGAGGGCGGACGAACAACCCAAAGGGCAAGGATGGAATGAGGTCAGGTATGGTCGTCTTTAACGAGATGCACCAGTACCAAAACTATAAAAACATTGACGTCTTTACGACAGGTTTAGGGAAAAAACCTCACCCGCGCAGGAGCTACTACACGACAGACGGCGAGGTGAGAGAGGGTCCTCTGGATGATATTCTCATTGACGCCGAGGAAATACTGTTTAATGGGGCGGATGATAACGGACTCCTGCCTTTTATCTGCAGACTGGACGACAAAAAAGAAGTCCACAACGAGGCTATGTGGGTTAAGGCTAACCCGTCATTGCCATATATGCCTAGCTTATTTGCGGAAATTCGCAAAGAATACCGCGAATGGAAGAATAACCCCGACAGGCTCCCGGCTTTTATGGCTAAGAGAATGAACCGCCCGGATGGAGCTACAGAGGTGGGCGTCACCGACTGGAGCAACATCGAACGGACAAATCAGGATATTCCGGACTTGAAAAAATGGACGTGCTCAGTCGGGATAGATTACATGAAGGTGACAGACTTCGCGAGCGTCGACTTGCATTTTAAGCGGGGCAATGAGAGGTTTGACATAAACCATAGCTGGATATGCAGCCATTCGAAAGACATTCCGCGTATAAAAGCACCGTGGAAGAAATGGGTCAATGATGGGCTGATAACGTATGTGGATGACGTTGAAATTCATCCGTCGCTCATATGTAACTACATCCAGCAAATGGGAAAGACGTACAACTTAAGCTGTGTGTGCGTTGATAACTACAGATACACGCTTTTAGCTGACTCATTGGCAAAGATAGGATTTTCACCAGAGCGCAAAAATTTGTATCTGGTTAAGCAGTCGGACATCCTGAAGATTGTGCCTGTGATTGATAGCTGCTTTGCAAACGGATACTTTCACTGGGGCGACAACCCGACGCTTCGGTGGGCGGTGAACAACACTAAGCTTATCAGGTATGGGCGCGACGTCGGGGCTGATAAAGGCTCTTTCGTGTACGCAAAAATCGAGGCTAAGAGCCGAAAGACAGACCCATTTATGGCACTGGTCGCTGCAATGGTGCATGAAGATGAGACAAGGGCGTACACTCCGCTGACGCGGGGGACGGTGCTCGTAATGTAGGAGGTTGATATGGGGTTTATTGAGAAACTTATTAATATCACAGGGGTCAAGAAGTCGAGCAAAAAGGACTTTCTGGAGGAAGAAGCGAGCATTAACGTGTCGGGTGAGATGTACTGGATGCAGCTCGCTATTTATACGGCGGTTTCAATAGTCGCGAACGCCTTTACAAAGGCGGAAATCAAGGTTTACCAAAAGGGTAAACAGGTTAAAAACGAGGACTACTACAGCCTCAATGTTAAAGCTAACCCAAACCAGAGCGCGAGCCAATTTTGGCAAAAAGTCGTCACTAAGGCACTGACATGCGACAAGGGCGCGCTTGTGATTATAGTAAAAGGCTGCCTCTACTGCGCGGATGAGTTTAACATTCGCGAAAAAAGACCATTCAAAGGCAATCTTTACGACGGGATTGTGATTGATGACTTCCAGCTTGACGCGGTCTATAACTCACATGAGGTAATGCTGTTTAAGCTGGATAATTCGGCGGCTATGTCGCTCATCGGGCAGGTCAACCAGAGCTATAGCAAAATTATAGCTGACAGCCTGCAGGCGTACACGGACTCGAATATTAAGCGGTATAAGCTCAAAATCGACGGAATACAGGCAGGAGATGAGGAGTTTAACGAGGAGTTTAAGAGATATCTCGAGAAGCCGCTACGGGATTACGTGGACGGCAAGAAAAAAATTTATGTCGAGTACACCGGGCGAACGCTGGAACAGATGAAAAATGAGGGGAGCAGCGCAAACAAGAGCGTCGAAGACTTTACAAAGTCGGTTGAGAGCTTTTTTAAGCTAGTCGGCAAGGTGTTCAAAATTCCTGAGTCGCTTATGCTTGGAAATATAACAAATGTCAAGGATATCGTTAATCAGACGCTGACGTTTGCGGTTGACCCATTTGCAGAAATGGTGACTGACGTGCTCACAGGCGCGTATGGATTCGGGGAATTTTCGCAGGGAAATTTTTACCGGGTCGATACGACGTCTGTTAATCACATAGATTTGATTGATATGGCGGCGAATGTCAGCCAGCTCGTAGGTAGTTCGGTGGCGTCGATTAATGAGACGCGCGAGGCGGTCGGGCTGGATGAGATTAATGCGGATTGGGCGCGTAAACACTACCAGACGAAAAACTTCAGTCCGGTAGAAAATAATACTCAGATGGGAGGAGAAGATAATGGCAATGATATCGGTACCAATTAAGGTTAAAAGCGTTGAAGACCATGCAGCTATGAGAATGCATTACTGTTTCAGGAACCCGATGCAGAGGGCTGACGGCGAAAACAATAAACTGTATGAGCTTTACATCTACGACGAGATTACTAAATACGGCAATTTTGACTGGGAAACGTGGAGCTATAAGGAGTCGGAAACCAGCGCGAACTACTTCAGAGAGCAGCTGGCGAAAATTCCTGAAGATGCGCATATTAATTTGTATATCAATTCTGCTGGCGGATATGCAAGCGAGGGCACGGCTATATACAACCAGCTCGTCAGGCATCCGGCAAAGAAGACAGGTTATGTTGACGGCATATGCTACAGCGCGGCGTTTTTGATATTGCAGGCGTGTGATGAGAGAGTAATGGGTCAGGGCACGTCGGCACTTGCACATAATATGTGGGAATGCGTTTCGGGAAATGCGGCCCAGCTTCGCAAGGCGGCGGATGACCTGGACGCGCTTATGGAGAGCAATAGGCAGCTCTTTTTAAAAGCTTCAGGTGGAAAAATTTCTGAAAAGCAGCTTAGAAAAATTATGGACGATGAAAAAATTCTATCACCAGAGGACTGTGTCACGTATGGACTTGCCGACAGAATAGCCGACAGGAGCGACACAAATTCGAGCGGGTCGCTTGGTGGAGACGGCGGCGAGGGCGGAAACGCTGCAGGCGGCGCGGGCGACGCGGCTTTGCAGAGTGCAAGACTGAACGCTATGCAGGAGTACATCAATAAGCATAATTTGATGGTGGAACAGATTAAGCAGCTTCGAGAGGTCAATGGTGGCGTTTGGCACCCTGCGGAGAGTGAAATTAGATTAACTGGCGGCGATGGATACACCTTTAGAGCTGACGGCATTGATGGAACTATCAAGGGCGGAAAAATCAATTTTACTTTTGATAAAAACGGCTTATCAGGAACTATCGCAATGGATAAAAATGATATTGCTAAAAATGGCACCGGCGGAGAGGCGGCGGGTGCTCTTGGGAGTGCGAATGATGGAAAAGGCGGCGGGGATGCTGCGGATGTGGTTGAAAAGGGCGCGGGTGCGAGTGAAGCACTGGCGGCTTTTTTAAATATATTTAATAACTAGAAAAATTTTAAGGAGGAAAAAACATGAAAGAGTTAAAGAACCCTATAGTTGCAGACGCGGCGGCTGCATTGCAAAAAGCATTTGAGACAAAGGACGAGGCAACAATTTCGCAGGCCTGGAAAGACTTCGCGCAGTCTATCGTAGACAAGGTACAGAGCGACGCGGAGCAGTGCAAAAATGACAGGGACGCACTGGCTCGCAGGGGCTACAGAATTTTGACGTCAGCTGAGGAGAAATTTTATAGCGGTATTATTCAGGCGTCTAAGTCAGCTAACCCTATGCAGGCGTACACAAGTTTGATTGATAATGAGATGATGCCGGAGACAATTATCACGGATGTTTACAAGAATCTTGTAAAT